AGGGTTTATAGTACGTTCTTGTTTTAAATAAACTCATCTTAGTAACTCTATCCCTTCTATTATGATTAATATTAACAACTCAAATGCTAAGACAGTATGATAAACTGTCCATAGCACTGTTTGTTTTGGTGTTCTCTTTTTTCTTTTCTTAAATCCAAATGATTTGATTGGTGGATAATTCACTTCTGTCCTCTTTATTCACAGGCTAAACAATCGGCTTCTGGTATGATTGTTCTTTCTATTTTTTTTGATACTAACTCTGCACGTTTGATTGCTTCACTTCTACAATAGTACAAAGTTTTTAATTTACGTTTCCATGCCAACATGTGTATGTCATGTAACTCTTTAATGTTAACATCAGCAGGGACAAAAACATTTACTGACTGACCTTGACAAATATATTTTTGCCTGTCTGCCGCATGTTCTATAATCCACTGTTGATTTATCTCGATACCAGTTTTAAAAATATCTTTTTCATAGTCTGATAACTGTTTGAGATGTAAGACACTACCCCTTTGCGAGACAATGGACGACCATATATCATCATTGTTTATTCCTTTCTTTTCTAATAACTTTTCTAAGTATTTATTTTTAACTAAAAAAGAACCAGACATAGTTTTCTGCACATAAGCATTGGCTCTGTAAGGTTCTATTGATGGAGATGTTGTTCCACAAATGATAGACGAACTAGCATTAGGTGCAACAGCTAAAAGGTGTGCATTTCTCATGCCTGTACCTTCCATGTCTGGTGCTTCTCCACGTTTAACACCAAGTCTTTTACTCTCAGCTACCGCTTGTTCTTTGATAGACTTAAACATTTTCATGTTAAGCGACTTAGCTAATGCACCTTCAAAAGGTATACTCTTAGATTGTAAGTAGGCATGGAAACCCATAGCCCCTAATCCTATACTTCTTTCTTGTGACGCACTGAACTTTGCTCTGAATACACTGTCAGGTGCATGAGTTATAAAATGAGTTAAAGCATTATCTAAAAATCTAACTAAATCAGATATAAATAAACTATCATTTTTCCATTCATCATACTTTTCTAAATTTACAGAAGACAAACAACACACTGCTGTTCTATCTTCATTAGTAGGTAATGTAATTTCGGTACATAAATTTGAATGATGTACTTTCAATCCTAATTTCTTTTGTGTCTCAGGCAACGCTTCATTGATTGTATCTATGTATGAAACATAAGGCTCACCAGTGGCTACTCTATTTTCTAATAGTTTCTGCCACAAATCTCTAGCTGATACAGTTCTGATAACTTCTTTTGTATGTGGGTCTATTAAACTCCAACTGTCATCATAAGTAGGTTCAGCTATACACTTTTCAATCAAGTGCATAAACTTGTCTGATAAATTTACTGCATGATGGAGGTTCAAACATTTTCTATGAATGTCACCACCACTAGGCTTACGCATTTCTAAAAATTCTATTATCTCTGGGTGAGATATATCCATGTACGCCGCATAACTACCACGCCTTGTTTTACCTTGAGAGAATGCAAGTATCTCACTGTCAACTACATGTAAAAATGGTATCGAACCTGAAGATGCAGAACCACCTGATGTACTAACACCATCACTTCTTACGTCACCCCAGTAACCACCTATGCCACCACCAATAGATGCTAACCAAGCATTCTCTGTGTAGTGTCCTGTTAATCCTTCTCTACTATCTGCAACGTAATTTAAAAAACATGAAATAGGCATACCTCTTTTAGTTCCACCATTAGATAAGATAGGAGTTGAAAACATGAACCATAATTTAGAAGCGTAATCATAAATACGTTGTGCCATCTCATCATTATCAGAGAACGCTTTAGCGGCTCTCATAAATCCATCTTGCGGTGATGTTTCTTCAGGTAATAAGTACCTATCTTTTAAAGTTGTCTTACCAAAATCAGTAAGCAGTTCATCTCTTTCGTAGTTAATCATTTTTACTTTCTGTTACTGTGGTTGTGCCTTCTTTATCAATAATAAAATCTATGTATTGTTTAGCTTTTTTTAAATCTTCTATGCCGCCTTTGTATTTCCAACGTGAAATATATTTGACAACATTACCTTCACAGTATGAGAGTTTGTTTTTAACAATGTAATCTATGGGTTCAATGCCACCTTGATTATAATGTGGTGGTTTTTTTATAATGTCCATAGTTTTACTTCTCCTGTTTTCTTATTGTAATCACCATGTCTACAGATGTGTGCTACCCTAGCTTGTTGCAATGCTTCTGCTTCTGTGTAGCCTTTGTCCTTGTAAATACCTTGAACGATATCCCACAAATCTTTGTGTGAAACATTGGTGTATTTCATTATTAATTTTTCTGCTGTCTTAATTCCTACGCCATCAATTCCGTCATAGTTATCAGTCTTATCACCAGTCAATGTTTGTATCATGTGCCAGTAGTTAGCTAATTTTAATGGGACATCATCAACAGTCATACCATCTTGTGAAAGTTTACATGGAATAGTCCGCATGTCTTTATCAATACTTACAATGATACGCTTCTCATCTGTGGGTTCTGTTGCCATGATACCCATGACATCATCTGCTTCTAAGTTTTTCCACACAACACCATTGTGTTTCTTCATAACGTAATCTCGAAGTGCGTTTAACACCATTGGTTTACGTTTAGCTTTTCTATTATCTTTATAAGAAGGAAGAATATCTTTTCTAAAATTATCCTTATCAGTTAGACAAACAACATAATCATCAGCTTCTAAGTTAGAACCTAAGTCATCTATAGCAATGTCAACTTCAGCTTCACATTTTTTCTGGTCACAATGAAGTGTCCATAAGTCACCCCAATTAGTAGCGACTTCTGCTGATGTAGCTATTTTATAAATTAAAATATCACCATCTATTAATAACTTTGTGTTCATTTAACTATCCTTTCCTGCATAGATTTGCTTAAATTTTTTGGCATAAATATTTCGGCTAAAGGCACAAGTACAAACCTGCTTCTCCAACCATCACCACCATTCTTTAATGTTTTGATGTATTTCTTTGCCAACCTTTTGATTGTCTTTGTGTCGAATATCATTCTACAATAATCCTTGTCACCATCTGCCAATATATGACACCAGTAATCAGACGTTGTAGCCATGATACCTGAAGGCTTACCGTTACATTCTATTTCAATAGCAATGTTACCAGTCTTAAACCACCAGTCTCTTTCAGTCTTAATTTCTATTTTTGTTTTATCTTTATCTAAGATAGATGCTAAACGCTTCTCTCTTTCCTGACCATACTTGAGGTCAAGGTCAAATTTTTTATTATACATTAATGTGTTTCACTCCAATTATTTCCTATTTTAAATTCACCTGTTAAAGGCACTCTTAATTGGAAGTAATCACCTGTTCGTTTAATACATTCGACAGCAAGTCTACCAACTTGTTCGGCATCTTTTTCAAGACACTCAACTTGTATTTCATCATGTACCCAGACAACCTGTTGCACATGTGGAATTTCTTTTATTGAATTGTTAAATTCTACTAACCATCTTTTGCAAATTATTGCTCCTGCACTTTGGAGCAAACTATTTAATGATGCGTGGCTAGAACGTATTTTAATCTGTCTCTTATCAAGAGCAGTTATAAAACCTTGTTCTGACACAAGTTTCACAGCTTCTATAAGTTTATGTAAGGCAGGTAAGTTATTTAAAAATCTTTTCTTAATCTTCCCTGCTTCTTTGAATGGCTTGTTAATTACTTCAGCTATTCTTTTGACACTGCCACCATATAAAAAACAATAGTAAAATCTTTTTGCAAGGTCTCTGCTTTCTAACCCTGCTAATTTCTGTGTCTCTGTGTGTATGTCACCTTCAAGTGCCACTTTAGTGTAAGCACCACTGTCAAACTTAGACATGAAATGACATAACATCATAACTTCTAAAGAAGAGACATCTATGCCTACTAATTTCTTACCTACTGGCACTGCAAACAATTCTCTACATTCTTTACCGAATGGAACAGTTGTACTTGGTATCTGTCCTAAATTTGGAAAGGAATGACTGGCTCTAGCAGTAACACAAGAATTTGTATTACATGTGCCATGAATTTTACCTTTACGCTCATGTTTTAACCAAGCCTGTGTACCTGTTGCTAATTGTGCAATTCTTTTATCTAATAAAAAATGTTCACATAATATCTTAGCTTCAGGGTAATCTAATTTAGAAAGTATACTGTCATCTAATTTAGGCTTACCATCAGGAGTAAATTCTTTAGCTTCCCAACCATACTTATCTTTTAATCTCTTAGCTATGTGATGTCTGCTTGATGGATTAAAAATAGTAATACTATCTTTTAATTTCTTACCTGTTTTAACTGACCATCTTTCTTCAGTGATAGGTAAGAATATAGTTTGTAATTTTTCTGCTAATTCAATTCTTCTACTATTTAATATTGTATATAATTCTTCTGCTTTTTTTCTATTAAAAGTAAAACCATATCTCTCTTGTTTAAATATTATTTGTGCTACTTCATGCTCTAAATCCATAGCCTGTTGTGAGTAACCTTTTTTATTTATAACATTGTATAAAGAATGAGTTACTTCTACATCTTGAACACAATAGTCTAGCATTTCAGGAGTAAATGTTTTCCAGTCAGTATCTATCTGTTCTTTGTACTTACCTATTCTATTTCCCCATGCTTTAAGAGAATGTCTACCAATGCAATCTTTTGGAAAATCTTTTCTAGCAAAGTCAGTTTCTCTGATGTCTGAAAAAAGTAATCGAGTTGCTACGATTGTGTCAAAAATTTTACCCTTAAATGTAGCTGAGAATAACTTCTCTAAAACAGGAATATCAAACTTAATAATGTTATGACCAATAAGTAGTTCTGCTTCTTCTAATTTTTTAACAGCAGACTTATTGTCTAACTTGTGAATTTCATTTGTATCTATATCTTTTAAGACAATACAATGTGCGGTATCACACTCATCAAGAAATCCATTTGTTTCTATATCAAAGATGTACCTCAAAGTGAGACCTTCTTAATCTTTAATACGTTTACTGTAGGTATAGTAGTTACACCACCTACATCACCTAATGTACCATCAGCATTAAAATTTACATCTGCGGCAACTATATGAACTTCTTTATCTGCTCTAATAAGCCAACCATTTGAAATACAAATAATAACTCTACTATTTATCGCTTCTTTCAAACTTAACCACTCTGCTGTACCTGAAATATCTTTCCAGTGTAAAGAAACGAATGGTGCGTTTAATATCTTTTTATTTATTGTTGGTAATTTCATAATTAATGTAATGTGTTTAATTGTACTTCGACATTCCAAGCGGCTTCCTCACCTGCTAGTGCCATATTAGTTAATGTGTCTTGCAACATGTAAGCGGTCTTTAACTTTGCCACTCCTATGACTACAATTTTAGTTGATGTTTTTGCTCTACTCACTGCGTCTGTGACTAGACCTGTCCAAATTAAAGCATCTTTTTTTTGCTTTGCAGTTGGTTGTTTGTTAGAAATCATCTAAGACTTCAGGGTTTACTTCTGTAAGACACGCTGTCTCTAAATCATATTGTAGAGTACACGCACTGCCTGTTTCACCTGAATAACGATTTTTAAGAATTGTTACTTTAGCTAATTTCTTATCTGACTTAATGTCACGAGATACTGCTAACAACATATCTGATAATTGACCGATAGAAGCTGAACCTCTAAGAGCATTCATAGTAACTTCTTTACCGTCTTCGTAACCTTTGTCGCCTTCACTTCTACGAAGGTGAGAAATTAAAATGACACCTATGCCAGTTTCTTCTACTAAGGTTCTTAATTTACTTACAAAGTAATCAATTAGTTTTCTCTCATCATTAGTGTGTTCATCTCCTAATGCTGACAATGCCATATGTAAGTGGTCTAATATTACAAAGTCCACGTCACATGATTTAGCCATGTATCTTATTTTAGAGAGCAGGTTATCTGCAACTGTAGAACCAAAATGATTATACAAAAAGAATTTACCACTGCCCACAGTATTGTTAAATGTCTCAAGCAATTCTTTTTCATCAGTTCCTTCTCTAGTTAAGTGTAATGGTTTTTTTAATTCAACTCCCATAATGCCTAAAGCACTACGTTTGACGCTTTCTTCTAATGCAATGTAGCCAACAGCAAATTTTTGTTTAATTAAATCTAATGCTACATGACGACAGAAAGAACTTTTACCAACCCCACTACCTGCGGTGATAGTAACTAACTCTCCTTTTCTTAAACCATGTGTTTTAATATTTAGACTTTCAAAAGGGTATTGTGCTGTAACATGATTGTCTTCTTTAATTACATCTTCCCATATGTCTGTACCTAAAACTATTCCATCAGGTCTATAAGGTTTAGCGTCCCACATTGCTCTAGTTAATTCTGCACTACGTCCTGCAATGTGCATTTCGTTAGGGTCTTTTAATGGTAGAGTTGCGATTTTGGCTTTGTTAGGTGATAGAAGTTTTGCACATTCTACAGCACCCTTCTTGCCTTGTTCATCTTGGTCAAACATAAACACGCAACTCTCATATCCTTCCAAGAATTCGAGAGACTTTTGAACATCTTTCTTTGCACCTGCCGCACCTGATTTAACAGATACTACAGGAAAACGATTTTGGTTTAACATAGACATTGTTAATGCGTCTATCTCACCTTCAGTAATGACAATAAGTTTACCTTTGCCACTCCATAAGTGTTGTCCAAATAATCCTGATTGTTTTGCGTCACCTAGCCATTGAAATTCTTTACTAGGGTATCTTAATTTCTGTGCTACTAAATTCTTTTCGTTATCATAATAGTTTGCTATGTGACATGGTCTGCCAAACCAAGCACCTACTTGATAGTTAAATTTTTGTGTTGTTGCTAAATCTATTTTTCTTTTAGGTAAAGGTGAAATCTCACCTGTGATAAAATCTGTAGGTTCTTTAGTTTTTTCTGTGTGTGTTTGTGTAGTCAATGTGTTTCCTTTTGTGTGTTTGTTACATGAGAAACAATAAGAATGAGTATCGTAGACAGCGTTTGCATCACTGCTTCCACAGCTATCGCAAGGACTGTGATATAAAAATTCACTTTCAGTTTGGTTCATAATGTAATAATTTGATTTTTTGATTTTAGAAATTTTGGCATTGTGGCGGAATGGTTACGCAGTGGATTGCAAATCTACCTATCCCAGTTCGATTCTGGGCAATGCCTCCAAAGGTTTGAGGTAGTTTTAGTCTCCCTCCACTACCCCATAAACGACAAAGTCCTCGACTATTTCTAGCAAAGGACTTTATCCACAAACACTATGTCAGCAACTCTGAAACATCAAAGTTGGGACACAGAATGGAGTTTGCCACATCTCTGTGACCAACCACGCTGACTGTATACTTCTGTTTCAATTCTTTTACAAGATTTACCAGAGAGGTATATTGTTTGAAAGTATAATTACAGTCAGGCATATCTTCTACGGACTTACCTCCTACGAGGCAGATGCCGATAGAATTTTTGTTTGTGATGTCAGGATTACCTTCAACGTGAACTCCTGCTAAAAGAATGTCTCTTCCTTCCTGTACTGCACCATCACGTTTTATAACGTAATGAAACGCACAAGAAAATAAACCTTTCTTTCTGTGTTCAGTATCTAAATCCTTAACATCTAAATTTTCTTTCGGAGTTGTATTGCTTGAATGAACTATAATATAAGAAGTCTCTTTTCTTTGATTGCTCATATCCACTCCATTGGTATGTGTTTGTCTGCATATTGAAAACCATATTTCTCACACCACATGGCGTAAGTGGTTGCAGACTTTTTAGATATTCTACTTCTTGAATTACTAAAAATAAATCTGATGTCTAACTTTGGGTGTTGTTCTTTTACTAATCTCATCTTCTGCCTATCAGCAGAAGTGAACAAACCTTTTGTTTCTATAAAAATATCCTTGTCTTGCAAATGAAAGTCTGGGGTATAGGTATGTATCTTTTCAGGTTTAGTATATTTCAACTTAACCTTTTCATACTCATACTTTACACTATTAGCGTCTAACTCTTGTGAGATAGCTATTTCTAGCCCAGACCTGAAGCCATACTTCAAACCGACTTTATTAAAAGTCTGTGTTTGTTTGTGGTTGTACTTCATTTTCAAATGTTTTGTCTTCCGCAGGTGCAACGTAACCATCATCAACTTTGTCAAAACCATGACCTGCTGAATTTGCATTTCCGCCTTCAACTAATTTAGTTATCTGCACTGCTCTTAATCTTAATGAAACACCTGCACCTGCCATTGCTGTAAAGTAAGGTATTAACTCAGCAGACACTTTCATTTCACTACCAGACCAGATGTTAATATCTGTCATGGGCTTACCTTGACTGTCAAAGATTGCAACTTTGTTTGGAATAACTTTTCCATCTTTAGTTATAATTTTTGCTTTAGTTTTGAATTTAAAGATTATGTTTCCAGTAGGTTTACCTTCAACATACTCTTCTTCAAAAGGTAAGTTTGCTTGTTTAACTTCTTTGCCTTTAGATTTCTCTGCACCTAAAGCAATAGCTTTCTTAACTTCATCATTAATGCTCTTAGTGATTGATAGTCCTTCTTTTGCATTAACAATTAAGTTTGTCTTATAATGTCCTGTTTCATCAAATTTTGTATCAGGGACATTTAACCAACAAAATTGTGATACACCTACTGGTGTAACAATCTTTGCATAGTTCATTTTACTCATCTTCGTCCTTTGTTATGGGTTCTATGATTTCTCCGTCCATTACCCTTGCCACTAATACGTCTAATGGCTGATAATCAGCAGGATAGTCTTTGTTGTATTTGTCGTTCATTTTTACTCCAGTGTTTGTGATTTACTATGATGGGTACTTTAATCAACTATCCGTTTAAGGATAGGTTTAGGCAAAGAAAAACTTAGCTTTTTCTAGTAAACTAATATCCAATGAACCTTTTTCAGGTACGTCAGGTAGTTTTTTCTTCAGATTTTCAGGCAGTTTCAATTCGACCTCATTCTTAAAATCTTGCAGTACGTCAAAGTCAGTAAATGTTTTCATAAAAGCCTTTCTTATACTTATGTTAAGTTTATCAATGTCACACGCATTCGTAGCATAACTGTCATGCACGTTACAAAAGTTTTGTATTCCTGCTTCTTTTGCAATGTTGACAGTTTCCATCATACATGAAGCATCAAGCCCATGCACAAAATTAGGTGCTACTGCGTTTTTCATTCTTAGAGCGTCAGTTAAATCAGTCTCAGTATTAATACGAGGTTTAATAACTTCTCCCATTAACATTGCTTTAACTCTTTTAGATTTCATTTCAGGGTAACTTTGAAATATTGGAAATCCAACAGGCGTAGACCAAGTAATTGGTAACTGCTCTTTAGAAATAATTTTAGCAATGTCTTGTAGGAATTTCATACCACTCCTAGCAGACATTAAATTATCACCTATACTGTCCCAGATAATGCCAGATAGATAACTGGCAGGTTTAAACATATCATTTTCAAATGGGTGCTGTTCACCTTTGTCTTTTCTTTTAGTCAAATCTTCTACAACAAAATCTGTGCAAGAAAATCTAGTAGAACCATAGCAGATAGTCATAATACTTCTTTTAGTAGTAGTACGTTTAACTCCATAGTTTAACCATGCTTGTGCATAAGGTTTACCTTCAGCTACATCTAATTTAAGTTTTGCGTTAACTGTATTTGCTACTAATTGGTAGATGTCTTGCGGTGTTTCTGTCGGTAATAAATTTACCATCTCTCCTGCTTTTTTATCTTTAAGCATTAAAGAATAAATTTGAAGACCATTACATGAACCATCAACATTGACAGGTATGTATGAAATAAAACCTTCTCCTTCTTTAAGGTATCTAGCCCACTCATCACAAAATGCTAAAAATTGAAAAGCATTCCCTGCGTTTTCCCATTGTCTATTAGTCAAAGGGTCTTCCGCACAAGCTACAATCATAGCTTCATTGTCTTTAGTCCACTGCTCTCTTTGTTCAAATGTTATTTTATCTTCTCCATACATGTTTGCACCATGTACTGCTAACCAAAAGACACCTCTGTTTTCCACAGTGATAGGCTTACCTTTGGCAAAATTCAGTAGTGCTTTAGAAGCACCAATAGATTGATAGTTAAGAAACGCAGGAACACAATAGGCTCTTCCTCTAAAGTCTAATTGTATTGGGAAATATAAAGTAGCAAAATCTTTAAACTTATCTGCTAACCAAATAATTTTAGCAAACAATAACCTTTTAGAAAACATACGGTTATTCTCTGTGTGAATTATTACAGCTTCTTTTTTCCACGCCTTCCTGCTTACTTCGTTTGTATCAATATCGTGTGGTTTGTTAGGTATCTCTTTGTTGCTAGTTGAGGGCATTTCTCCTAGTGCCATGCCTTTGTCCCAAGCCTGTTTAATCACACCTAAAATAAAATGATTAATTTTGTAAGATGTAGATTGCATAGCATTGACAGCACTATAAACCTTTGGCATTTCAAAGTTTTCTAACTCTTTTTGAAACAGTTTCTTGCCTAAACCATGTTGTTTAACAAGGTCTAGTTCAGGGAGGTTATCTGTCCAATAACCGCCTCCTCGTGTGCTTTCCCATGATTTAGGAGGCATTACAGTGACCATATACTCAGGGTTGAGTAGTTCATTAAAGGTATTTCTCTCTTTAATCCAATCTCTAGTTTTTTGGGTCTGTTTAATGACTTTGGTTTTCTTATGCTTAACAGTCTCAGTTTTAATCTCTATCATTCCTGTGGCATATATCATTAGTTCAATCAAACGTAGTCCAACGTGTAATTTCTCTGTTGTACTCCATTCTTCCCATCTCATTACTTCGTCATTTTTGGCAGTCTCTTTTAGCTTCCTTCGTTTGTAAGTATAATTCCAACTTCTTCTATCTAAGTCCTGACGCACTGTGTGGTATAACTCTGGGTTTAACAACTTAAAGTTTTTTAGTGCTATTTCAGTTTCTACTTTACCACCTAAAGTTATGCAGGTAGCAGTGAGAGGTCTATTTTGGGTAATTGTATTTATGATGGATTTTGCGGTAATGAGAGCCAGAATTTCAGGTTCAACTTCGCATATTTTGATGAAGGCAAGAGGTGGTTTTTTAACAATGTTTTTTGATGTAGTCTCAATCCACTCAGCTATCTCCATAGCGAGAGGTCTAATAGTATTTGCAACCATTACCTTTCCGTAAGAGGTAACGCTTTCTTCTTCTCTAGTGATGTGTGATTGTAGCCTCGTGTTCGTCCTGTGAACGCCTGAGAGAGCCATGTCTTTCTCATTGGCTAGTTGGTCTTTGAATGTAGGTAATACTTCTATTAGCTTCTGCATGTTATAACTCCTATGTTTATGTGTGTTATGTTTTGGGTATCTATAAGGGGAACTTTTATGTATTCACCAAAGGATTGGTGTACAATTTAGGTTTAGTCCTTTGCACTATATTTTTAATAGTGCTAAAGAATAGTCGCTTGTTTACTGGCTTAATTAATGATTAACGGATTGAACATGCTTTGTGCATGAGGATTGCAAATCCTATTGCATCAATCCGCAGTAGAATACGTCTATTCTACTATCATTACTAGGTAACATTTAACAACTATCCTTTAACATCTATTAATCCTAACTAGCTTTGTTAAAACTGTTAAGTACATTTACTGCGTCTCGCAAATTATTAGGTATTAAATGCGAATACCTACTAATCATTTTCCATGACTTATGACCTAGCATTTGACCAATAAAGTGAAGTTCTACTTTACCTGATTGAGCCATACGAGTTGCACAAGTATGTCGTAAGCA